AATGGACAAACTGTAACTGAATCTAATTATGTTTCAAATTATAGTAATAATGGAGGAGGTTCTGGTCTAAGAGGAATTGTTTGGACTGTTCCGAATACTAGCACAACTCTTTATTACTATTGTACCGTGCACAGTGGCATGGGAAGTGGTGCTACCATAACAACATCAACCACTGGTGAAATTACTAGTGTTGATGAGGGTGATAGTGTATATTTTCATGTTACAGGAAGAGAAGCAAGTGAAACATTATATTATGAAATAACTAATTACTTACCGACATCAAACGTAAAGTCTGTAAATTTTGCGAATGATTTTTCTGCTCCATCTTCTTCGTCAGGAACAATAACAACTGGGTCGGATAAAGTTGGTATATTGCAAGTTACCCCATCTGCAGATGCAGACACGGAAGGCACTGACCAAAATTTTCAATTAGAAATTTATAGTGACTTTAATGGATCAAAAGGTGATTTAGAAAGTTTTAGTGATGTAATTACAATTAATGATACTTCAACTGCAGCAAATCCAACAACATCGGGTAGTTTTGCCAATACTTACTTAGGTCAAGTTGATTCAACATCATTCAGTAACGGCACTGGTACACTAAGTTTTAATTATACAATCCCTTCAAATACATCACCAGGTCATTATTATTTTGTTATATGGGGTGGATGGAGTAATGCTTCTTACTTAACAGCGACTCCTAATAATTCGTATGGGTATATGAGGACAAGATTTACTTTAAGTTTGCAAATTAATAAAGATACTGCTTCATCAATAGCAGTTCCAACAATTTATGATAGCACAGAACTTGGATTTACTCAAGTTACAACCACTGATAACTACTTTACAATTAATCAAGTTCAAGTTACTAACAATACCTCAGGAGTTTCTTTTGATACTGGAAAAGTCGTTCCCGATTCTACGTCAGGTTCGGCCCAAATTGATGATAATTATGCTTTAGATACAGTAATACATGCATCTCCAGGAGATAGTCTATCATTTGATGTTAGGATGACTCAAGAATTTTTTGGTAATGGATCTATAAGGTTCAACCACAATGCATTTTAATATAAATAATAAGAGACTTTCATTTTCATGAAAAAGTGTCCATCTGGGCAATATTATTGTTACACCGATAAGAAGTGTAAACCAATCCCAAAAGGATTTAAGGTTGTAGGACCTGCTGGAATGCTTCGCAAAGAAAATGGACACACTGTTGATGAACCAAAAAATGGTAACGGAAATGGTAATGGTAATGGTAATGGTGGAAATGGTAATGGTGGCACTGTAAGTGAAGAAGGTCTCCGCGATTGGTTTGGCAAGTCCAAATCAAAAGGTGGAAAACCGGGTTGGGTGCAAGTAGTTTCTGGAAAACCATGCGCTCGTCAACCAGGACAAAAGACTACACCCAAATGCGTGTCCTCTGCAAAGAGGGCAAGTATGAGTAAATCGGAAAGACTCTCCGCTCAAAGAAGAAAAAGAGCTGCTGATCCAGGTCAACCACAAAAGACTGGAGCAGCAAAACCTACATATGTCTCAACTGACAAACCAAAGAAAAGAATGAAAGAATCAACCGAGTTTGTAACTTTACCTCTGAATATTGAAATTCCAGATAATATTAGAGATTTTAACTTGGGACTAATGTTCCGTGAGAGTTTAGATATAAACAGTGGTATGCTTTTTGTCTTTGAAAAAGTTGAGCAACAATCTTTCTATATGAAAGAAACGAAAATTCCTCTCGATATTGCTTTCATTAGAGAGGATGGAACAATCGAAAGCATTAAAGAATTAGAACCATATGACGAGAACCCAGTTTCCTCAGATGGAGAGGTGCTGTGCGCGTTAGAAGTAAATCGTGGATGGTTCGCAGAAAATAATGTAGAAGTAGGTGACGTGATTGATATTGAGGAAGGCAAGAAGGATGCTTGCTACCACAAAGTTAAGTCACGCTACTCTGTTTGGCCAAGTGCATATGCGTCAGGAGCACTGGTCAAATGTCGTAAAGTTGGTGCTGCCAACTGGGGGAATAAAACCAAAAAAGAAGAATTTGAACTTGATGAAAAGTGTTGGAAAGGTTATGAGAAAAAAGGCATGAAAACAATGTTTGGAAAGAGATATCCAAACTGTGTCAAAAAAGAAGATGTTGAGATTACAGATGCATATGGAGAGACATATGCCATAGTTCAAGACATTGTAAAACCAGAACCAATTAAAACATCAAATAAATCCATTGATTATGATACTTATGATATGTCTCACATTATCGAAAAACCAGTGTCTGAAGCAGTAAGACTACCTGCAAAAACTGGTAATATAATTGATACTTACTTCAATTATAGAGGTAAGTATTACATGCTTAAGATGTTCTTCCCTCAAACATCTATACCTACGAAATCTGATGTACAAGTTCAGATTACTAAGGTTTATCCCGGCGCGAAACTATTAAATTTTAAGGTTTCGGAGTATGAACCAGGACAACCACTCCTCTACACAGAAGGAGCAGCATGGACAAAAAAGTCGGGTAAGTCTCCCTCAGGGGGACTTAACGAAAAAGGAAGGAAGTCTTACGAAAGAGAAAATCCAGGATCTGACCTTAAGGCACCAAGCAAGAAGGTTGGAAACCCCCGTCGCGCATCGTTCTGCGCTAGAATGAAGGGTATGAAAAAGAAGCTGACTTCCTCCAAAACTGCAAACGATCCAGATAGCAGAATCAATAAGTCTCTTAGAAAGTGGAATTGCTGAGTAACCTATGTCTGATAATGTATACCTTGGTAATCCGAATCTAAAAAAAGCAAATACTGCCATTGAGTTTACTCAAGAACAAATTCTTGAGTTTATGAAATGCAAAGAAGATCCTGTTTATTTTGCCAACAAATATGTTAAGATTATTTCTCTTGATGAGGGTCTAACTCAATTTCATCCATATCATTTCCAAGAGAAGTTGATTAACAACTTCCACAATAATAGATTTAATATCTGTAAGATGCCACGTCAGACTGGTAAATCCACTACAGTCGTATCTTACCTTTTGCATTATGCTGTCTTTAATGACAGTGTTAATATTGGTATTCTTGCAAACAAAGCAGCAACCGCCAGAGAACTTCTTGGAAGGTTACAGACTGCATACGAAAACCTACCCAAGTGGATGCAGCAGGGTATCATAGCATGGAACAAAGGATCTTTGGAGTTAGAAAATGGCAGTAAGATATTGGCAGCTTCTACGTCTGCGAGTGCTGTCCGAGGTATGTCGTTCAACATCCTCTTTCTCGACGAGTTCGCATTCGTCCCGAATCACGTTGCTGACTCGTTCTTTGCCTCTGTTTATCCTACTATTACTTCTGGTAAAAACACCAAAGTAATTATTGTATCTACTCCACACGGTATGAATCACTTCTATCGATTGTGGCATGATGCAGAAAAGCAAAAGAATGATTATATCCCTACAGATGTTCACTGGTCAGAAGTTCCAGGTAGGGATGAAAATTGGAAAAAGACTACCATTAAAAATACATCAGAGCAACAATTTAAAGTTGAGTTTGAATGTGAGTTCTTAGGGTCAGTTGATACATTGATTGCACCAAGTAAATTAAGAACCTTAATTTATGATAATCCAGTAAAAAGAAATGCTGGATTAGATGTATACAAACCATCTCAAGAAAATCATGATTATGTCATGACTGTTGATGTAGCAAGAGGAGTTGGTGAAGACTATTCTGCTTTTGTCGTCGTAGATATCACATCTTTTCCCCATAAGATAGTTGCAAAATATAGAAATAATGATATTAAACCTATGTTGTTTCCAAATATCATCTATGAAGTAGCAAAAAGTTATAATAGTGCATATGTTTTATGTGAAGTAAATGATATTGGCGATCAAGTTGCAAGTATTCTTCAGTACGATCTTGAGTATCAAAATTTATTGATGTGCTCTATGAGAGGTAGAGCAGGACAGATTGTTGGCCAAGGATTCTCTGGTAAGAAGACACAACTCGGTGTTAAGATGTCAAAAACTGTAAAAAAAGTTGGTTCACTCAATCTTAAGACTCTTATTGAAGAAGACAAACTAATCTTTAGTGATTATGAAATTATTTCGGAGTTAACAACATTCATTTCAAAGCATAACTCATTTGAAGCTGAAGAGGGTTGTAATGATGACTTGGCAATGTGTCTTGTCATTTATGCTTGGTTGGTTCAGATGGACTACTTTAAAGAACTAACAGATCAAGACGTAAGAAAAAGATTATATGAAGAACAAAAGAATCAAATTGAACAGGACATGGCACCATTTGGATTCATGGATGATGGTTTAGGAGGAGATAGTTTCACTGATTCCGAGGGAGATCGTTGGTTCAATGCTGATGAATATGGTGATAGATCTTTCATGTGGGAGTATCTTTCCTGATGGATTTAGATGGCCAGATCAAACTTGGGCATCTTCTTTTGCAAGACAGAACGTGTAGAGTCTGTGGGGAAACAAAAAATTTAATAGAAGGATTTTATAGAACAAGAAAAGATAGAGGTCCAGTTGCATCATCATATTCATATGAGTGCAAAGAATGTACGGTTAAAAGAATTTTAAAAAATAAAAAATCAAATAATATGTGGGAATACCCAGATTGGTAGTTCACGTCGTGTTTCCCCCCTGAAAAGTGTCCTTTTAATAAATATTTTTAAACTGAGATCACGGAGAAACAAAACATGGCGACTCCTCAATTATCTCCTGGCGTATTAGTCAGGGAGGTTGACCTAACAGTAGGAAGAGCTGATAATGTATTAGATAATATTGGTGCAATTGCTGGACCTTTCCAGATTGGACCCGTTGAAGAACCAATTGATATCACTACTGAACAAGAACTCACCAATACCTTTGGCAAGCCACTTTCAACTGACACTCAGTATGAGTATTGGATGAGTGCCTCGAATTACCTTTCTTATGGAGGAATTCTCAAGGTAGTAAGAGCAGACGACACCGATTTAAAGAACTC